GGTAATAAACCAAACTCAGTTGGGTTAGGTGCGTCTTGGCCCATTCTTCTTGCTATCTCAGCTTCTATATTGTATCTACCGCTAGCGTCCATTGTAGTTAAAGGTGTAAGCTCAACGCCTTTCGCATTTTTAGCTTCTTCATAAGCTAGCTTTCCTAATAAACCAGCAGCTCCCATGGCTCCAAGTGCGCCCATGCCGCCACTGCCTCCGCCACCCCCAAGTAGGCCACCGATTCCACCACCACCTGGGCCCGTACCCAAAGCGTCTTCTACACCCTGTGGTAATAATTTTGCGCTTAGATTTTGTAAGAATGTTCTATTACTTCCTGGCATAACAGATCCTGCTCCTCCGGTTGGTATAGAACCTGGGTTTGATAGGTATTGGCTGTAAGTTGCTGGATCTACTGTGTTGCCATAACCGTCCACAAACATTCCTGTACTTGGATCTAGCTGTGAAGATTGCATGTCAAAACCAGGCATAGCAGCCTGTTGAGGTTGACCAAAGCCAGTTAGACTGCCTAGTCCTTGTCTTATGCCTGGACCAATCTTGCCACCGAACATTCCTGTAGAGCCCTTAGCTGGGTTAAAGAAAGTGCTGGTTAAGTTACCAGATGTTAAACCAGATTTTAAAGCTCCTAATTTTCCTTTAAATCCTAGGCTACCAAAGTTGCCGCTACCGACTGCCTTACCACCGACTTTTCCTAGTCCACCAATGCCGCCTAGCATTTTACCGGTACCATAACCGCCCATAAATCCGCCAACAGCGCCTTTAAGGCCTCCGCCGCCAACAACGTTAGTTGCAGCTCCGATTGCTCCAGCTACCAAAGGGCCAACTCCAGGTATTAGGTTAGCTAGAGGGCCAGCAACAGGTGCTATTTTTTTAGCTACCTTTTTAAGAGATTTGCCTATCTTTTTAAAGAAACCAAACTCTTCTAAGCCTGTGGTTGCGTTAAGACTTGCAATACCTGCGCCGACTACAGCTTGTTCTGGGTTTATATCAAATTCTTTATATTTTTTTTCGAGCATTGACTCGAATTTAGTATCTTCTAAAAACTCCGGAGGTATAACCATTTCTCCGGGTCGTAAATGCGCTAGCTGTGTATCTTCACCTGTTCCAGCTGCTTTAAGTTCTTCTGCTATGTCTGCTAATGGCGCGTCAGTTTTTATCTGGCCTTGTTCTAGCAAATTTTGTAATCTTTCTTGATCCTCTTCTGACATGCCTTGCATCTCTTGCATTAGCTGCGCTTCTCCCATAGGATCATTATTTCTCATCATCATGTCTTGAGGAGGCATTTGCTCACCTGGACGCATCATCATGTCTTGGTATGCTGCATGATCTGAACCAGGCATCGATGTTCCATCTGGCATTGTATGTGTAGCCTGCATAGGCATAGGAACAGGGATATCTTGACCACCTATTACACCTGCGTCGCCTGTGAGATTTGCTATTCTATTTTGTAATTGTTCGCTCATTGCCATAATCTTAACCTATTGTAACTGTTACTGCTCCAAGACTCATTGTAGCAGATACTCCGCTTATATAAGTCTGGTGTTCATACAAGTTTCGGAACTCATTACCATCGAAAGCTTGGTGAACTTCTACTGTAGAGTTAAATATAATCGCTCCTGTCGCGAATTGCAATTCAGACACGTCACTATTTGTATAGTGTTTAACCGTATCTGGATCAAAAGCAGATAAATTTATCTCTAAAACTCTAACTAATCTATTAAAGGTTACAGAATCTACGCTGTCACCTTGGGAAATAGGCAGCCTTGTCTCTAACAACTTGCCCATTATCTACGCCCGGAAGGTGTAACATCTAATCTAGTAGCTCCTAACCTCCACTTGTAATTTTTTCTATTTGACTCTGCGTTATCATCATCTGATTCAAACCTTAATGCTATTTGCCTACTCCTAGATCTTAAACTAGCGAATGTAGACGTTGAGGTCACTTGCGTGGTAGATGATGTACTTAATGACTCACCATTAAAATTTCTGCTTTTTAACACAAAATTAATAGCCGGAGTAGGATCGGTTCCTGCCTCTAATATAAATTTAATATCTGGTATTACTTTTTTTACAAAAGCAAAGTCATTACCGTCACCGACATCTAAGTCAGCTGATTCTACAAAGACATTATCCATAGAGGCTAAGTCATCATTAAAACCAGTTTCGTGTGTGTATAGATAAGTGACTCCAGAAATAGTAGTTGTTGCTAATGGCTTGTCTTCAATACCTGTATCTAACCAAGCATATCTAACCAAAGATCCTATACTCCAAGAGTTCTCTTCATAGTTATATATAACATACCGAGAAATCTCACCAGTATCATCTTCGATAGAAGGATAGAAAAACCAAACTTCTGAGAAAGCGCTGTTTAATGTTGCGTGACATTTAAAAGCTTGGTCTAAGTTTAGATCTGAGAAAACATATTCTTGAACCGAGCAAGGTAATTTTTGCACAGATCCGTTGTATAAATAGAAAGCATTTTTACTCATAAAGTAAACGCCTGCTGGAGCATTGACCGCACCCTTTGGACTCACCAGGCCTGCGCCTTCATTAATTAAGTTAACCGCAAAAGTTAATGGCGGTCCAATAAAAGTCATACTGTAAAGAGATGTGTCAGTCCAGATAAGGACTTCTTGTCTTGATTTTAAACCACCGATAATTAAAGATCCGGAGGATAGTCGTAAATCACCAGCTGTATTAGATGCCAATGGTTCAAACTGTAGCTCATTCTCTTGGTCACTAAAGGCTACTAACATAGGATCCGAAGCACCTGTTCTTGCACCGTCAACTATAGGATCGGCTCCTAATACTATCAAATGCCTATCGGTTTCAGATGTTATAACCTGGAGTCCTATGGTTGGCACTAGGTTTGCTCCGCTAATTCCAGATAACTCAAGAGCTCTAACATTAAGGCCATTATTTTCTTTCCAACGGTAAAGACCACCACCACGTGGATTAATAATAAGGTCTTCACCGAAATTATCGTGTGTCCACAGTCTTAATTGTCCAGAAGCACTGATTGCACTTGATGACCCGAATGTTCCACCACCCCAAGTGTTTGCACCCCAACCAGTAGATTTTACATAAGAGTCAAGACCAACATTGATTTGGTAAGCTCCGTCTACGCCAGATCCACCGTTGCCGGTGTCACTACTGTTTGCAGTTGCAGTGGCTGTAAACGTGTATGTATTTACTGTGGGTATTGCTGTAATTTCATATTCTTGATTTAGTACAGCAGCTGTTATTGCGCCTCCTAAAGAAACAGCTCCAGATATGGTAACAAAATCACCTGTAACACATCCATGGCTTGAGTCAGTAGCTGTAATAGTAGTTGAGCCATTTGTAGCTGCAAAGACTATACCGTTTGTTGTCGTAGCTCTAATTGGTGTGACATCATTAAAGTTACCACCGGATTCTATATAGTATTTATTAGTTGTACCTAATCCTAGGAAACGTGAGCTGCCTAGAGAAATCCAACTGTGTAATGCCCTGGCAGATCCAAGGTAAGTATTTGATGTTGCTTTTTCCCAACCGCCTATTTTTTCTACGCGGCCTTTTCTAAAACGAATTTTATTACCGTCTACCCAGCCACCTTCATTAGAGTAATCGGTTTCTTCTTTGTTTATTCCGGGCTTAAATTGAAACTTTGTTAGTGGCATATCTAAATTTTACCATAACCGTTGATAATTTAAGCTAATCTAATAATAGCGCCTGTTGCTGTTGGACTTGGGAAAACAATAGTAAAATCGCCTGCTGTACTTGTTTTGTCTCCTCCGAAATCTATAGCACACAATGCTTTATTAGAGTTTGTTGAGTTATATAATAAACACCCTCTAGCAGTCACTGTTGCCGTGCTGAAAGTAAAATCTGCAAAATCGCAGATAGCTGTGGTTCCAGATGTAGATGGAGTTACGTTAGTAAGTGTTCCACCGCCAGATGAATAGTTAGTACCTGATACTTGGTTGGTTGTTGTGAAAGCAGCTGTTGATGCTCCTAACGTAGCCGAGGAAGTATAGAGCGCTAACTTAATAGAATCTGCGCCTTGGGTTAAATTATGTCCTTCAACAAGAATTTCTTGTTTAAAACTTGTTGCTATTGCCGATGTTATTGCCATTTCTTAAAGCTCCTTAATAATCTTAGCCATATCTTCATGGCCCTGTTGCCTTAATAAATTCACATACGTCACATTTTTAGAATTTATTGCGTTCTTTATACTATGTAAGATTACAGTATAAACTTGGTTTTGAAAAGCTAAAGCTTGTTGTTTGACATGCTCTGGTGCTTCTAAAGAAACCTCACATATTTTTTTTGTTGCTTGCTCTGCCCAAAATTCTGGATCGTGTCCTTTATTTTGTGTGGTGTGTATGCCAATTTGGCCTAATTTTACAAAACTGTCGGTCATCCTTTATAGGGCTCTGGTGGTGCCACATCCTCGTTTATCTTTAATCCTTGCTTCGCTAATTTTTCATTGATCTCTTCATAGTTGCCAATAATCCACTTGCCGTTATTTGGTATAGCTACTAATGGTTTTTCTAATCTGTGATAACCATATAGCCTTTCGGGTGCAGGTACATTGCAATCTAAAATAGTAGATCTATTACTTACACCAACAATAACATTGTTCTCCATAAGTTTTGAAATCCAAAATTCAACACAAGCTCTGCCTGCTTCTGCTAGGTGCATATTTTCTTTGTAAGAAAAATCAATACCAAATAAATCAACTTGCGCTACTTTATTATATAGAGCAAAAGCAAGTGTATAAGCTACGGTGTTATTGAAGTAAGCGCAGCTAGTTGCATTACAGACTTCTTCTAATGGATATAGAACCGCTTTAGGAACTCTTTTATCTAATTCGCATGTATAGACCGGGTATTTGCCTTCGGTCAATACTCTGGTCATTACGCTCGTTTGTCTTCCTGCATCTTCGGTATCAAAAAATCTACTTGCAGGATCCATCATAAATAGTCTGTCACAACCATAAGTACCAGCAGCAGAATTAATACACCAGGCTTCGTCCCATGTCCTGCCATTTTGTAAGCCAACAGCATAATCTACTTGCGATAGGCCGAGTCCTATTATGGCTACTTTCTTGCCCTCTAGGGATTTTATGGGTTTCATTAAGATACGCCAGTGCGCAACTGATCGTATCTATATTCGTCACGTGTACCGCGACCTTCGGATAGTGTCTTCATTCTAGCAACCGCCTCCTTGAATCTTGCCTCAAATTGGCCAATGACATCGGGCGGTTCTTTTAAAAAGACCGCGCCTTCTACTAACGTGCCATACAACAAAGCATCCGGATAATCCGTAGACAAAAATGTTGTACCGCTGTCACTACCACTCGTTAACGAGGCTGGTTTATATAAGTAATGTAATTCTACCGTATATCCAGAGTTTGGTATAGGTGCGACCTCAAAAGAGGTATCGTCAAATAATGAATAATATTTTGGTTGGCTTGTTGTCGTGCCAGGTGAATACTCTTTCATAAATGATGGGTGTTTAAAATCTAAGTAGTCGTAAGTTGAGCTGCTGACCACTGCGAGACTAAAAGGTGCATAAAAATCTGTGGGTGTAGCCAAGAACCTATTGTCTGTTGTAAGTGTACCTTGAACATTTTTTCTTTGATTTGGCAGCTGGACCATGCTAAATATTCTGTTTTCAGCTTCTTTTATAAAAGTCGGTAGTTGATTAGTAAAAGTAGTTTCAGATACTTGTAAGTAATCTTGAACCGATGTTTTTAATGTTGCTAATGTAAAACTCATGTTGTTGTTACCGTTACAGATCCTACACTTGCTGTAACCTCAAAGGTTGTAAGTTGTGATCCTAGTTTACCGCTTCCTATATTACTATAAACCACAAAGAAATTGTTGTCATCGCTTGTATCTGGTCTAGCATTTTTAATAGCCTGGGGATCTATAGGTGCAGACTTAGGTTGTAGTTGCGGATGTTTAGGACTCCATTGATCTGATCCGACCAATAAACCGTCCCATGTTTTTTTCATGTCACGCAAACGATAACGAAATCCTGTTATGTCGCAGATACCGTAAGCATTTTTGTTAGATGCAAAAGCCATTATGCGTTATTGTAACTTCTTAAGTTAGGAGCAATTCTAAAGGATGCTCTATCCTCATCTGCAGCCATAGCTCTGTTAAACTCCTCATCGTAAATAGCTTTCAACTGAGGAGTTAGTTGAGGCGCTTTTTTCATTGACAAGTAATAAGCTAGTCCAGCTGTCAAACAAGGATAAAACCTAAAAGGAACTTCCATAGTGTTAGTCGCTGAATCCGCGTCATCCATTCTTGTAAGCACATTCATGTGAACTGTGTAATTACTAGAGGAGTCTGGAGTTGGCCATACAGTAATTGTCGGGCTCAGCTGTTTGTCAATTAAAAATTGGTTAGGTCTTCCTGTAGATGATTTTGTTGCTATGTTTGAGTATTCAGATCTACTTAGCCTGGTCATTGAAATGTCTGTGGTTTCAGTGCCAGTTGTTTCTCTAATAAATACATCAAGCACATCTATAGGTGCTGTAGAGTTTGTACTATCAATATTGTAAGTTGCTGTGCCAGAAACCATGTCAACTGTTTTCTTGGCTATAGTCCATTGATTCAAACCTCTGTTGGCCCATTCAGCTAACATTAAGTTTAAACTTCTGTTTGCCGTTTTGAGATCATAGCCAGTGCGCATCTCTAAACCACAGCGCTCAAAAGCTTCTTCAATATATTCAGCTACATCTGGCTCAAAATTTTTACTGTTACTTACTGCCATTATTTTTTCCTTTTGCTAGATACTTTTGTTTTTTTAGGCGGTGATTTTACGCCAGTGTATTTCTTTTGATCTTGTTTTATTTTTTCTAATTCTTTAGCTTGAGCAGCGTGTAACTTACTTGCTTTTTTTAGGCCCTTAATAACTTTGTTTAAATCTTTTGTATAGTGCATATCAATCTTCGTATAAATTGTTAAATGTGATTGATGGATCTAAATAACTTTCATGTGCCTCTGCTGAATGTTTATACTGGGACGGTTTAAAATCTGGTGGACCGTCACCTGTAACCCAAAGAGCAGGACTTGTTGCTCTTACTCTATTATTAGGTAAAGCAATAATGTTACCTTTCCATTCACAATCTTCTGTTATATATAATACATGAGATTGTTTGTGTTGTGCAGGATCATCTGCAATGTGTGAATTTGTATAGTCTACAGTAAATAAATATTTGGCCGTGTAAAACTCAGATCCTATTTTTGCTAGCCAAGGTGAGGAGCTGACTCTATCCATAACAATTACAGAATGATCTCTAGCTTCACAGTCCCATGGTTGCGCTAAATGGTCTTCCATAGGCTCTGGGAAGTCTTCTAAAGGCATATCTGCTACAAGAGCTTGTATTGGCATCCTTGCCCACATAGCTCCACCGTGTATGTTTCCTTCATCCCAATCCTCACAATTATCTTCGCAACCAGTAAAAACTACTTGGAAGCTTAGTGATCTATCCGGAATAGTATTTACCGCTATAGCCAAAGCGTGTATGTATTCACCATGATATTTCTCATGGTTACAGGTAAACTCTCGTCTTATCCAACATTTGAAATGAGGTATATTACTTATTAAATGTGCCACAGTATTTAATCCTCCTAACTAAATTGTATACTCTCCGCCTCTAGTAGCTGCGCCCATGCCTCTTGCTACACCTTTTGTTTTTTTCATAATGCTTCCACCTTTTGACTTCTTCATTATGTTTCCGCCCTTAGACTTCTTCATTATGTTTCCGCCTTTAGATTTTTTCATAATGCTGCCGCCTTTTGATTTCTTCATCATAGCGCCACCTTTTGATTTCTTCATCACGCTTGCATTTTTTGATTTTTTCATTTTGACTCCTATCGTCTGCCATATAAACCAGAATTTCCTGGTTTGTTTTTAGTTATCTTACCACCACTTGCGGCAAAAGTTTTTACATTTGTAGGCTTGCCACCTACACCTTGTTTTTTAGATCTTTTTCTTGTTACTGCGGATTTAATTTGTGATTTGCTCATGCTAGCTGCTTTTGCAGCCGGGACACACTTTGGATACTTTCTTTTAGCGTCTGCTTTTTGTTTTGATCTACCACACTTTTTATAACCACCGCCCTTTTTTTTAGAGCCTATATCAACCCAATCTTCTTTAAACCACGTAGTCAAACTCATTACTAACTACCCGGGACCTTTGTTTTTTTGCGTTTATTTTCCATCATAGCGCCACAGCCTCTGCCTTGTACCATTACAGGGCCGCCAAACTTTAATTTTATAGCTCCACCCATAGCTGCTTTTTTAGCACCCTTGTAGCCACCGCCTCTTTTCTTATAGGTTTTTACCAACCAGGCATTTGCATAAGCACTAGGATAAACGTCAAACTTACGTTTTGCTTCTGATTTTACGCGTGAATATAAACTTGGATTTGTTACGTTACTTGGTGTTTTTGATTTTTTAGCCATTAGCACTTCCACCTTCTTCTTGCTTGCCTAATTCTTGAATTAGGATCGTTTCTTGTTTTAGCAGAACTTTTTTTAAGTTGTCCCAATGATCTTGCACAATAAGACTTTCTTCTTTTAGCAGCTGTGCTACCTTTTTTAACCTTTCCGGTTACAGCAGTTTTTAACTTACTGCCAGGGTTTGCACGTCTATGTGCTGCAACCCCTTTTTTGGTCATGCCCGCTCCACTTTTGGTAGAGCGGTAATTACCACCTTTTCCTGTAGTTTTAGGAATAGGTTTACTTTTTTTTCTCTCAGCCACCTTTACGCATGAAAAGCAGTCAATGATGAAAATGTAGCAGTTGTATAATTAATATATATGCCGTCACTAAAAACCAATCCATTATCTGGAATAGTGATATCTCTAGTTGTAGTAGCAGATGCTACAGATCCTAGTTTAAAAGCACTGGTTCCGTTTGGAGAGGTGTTTACAAAATCTATATTTCCTGCCGTTCCAGAGCAAACCAAATTTACTCCCTGTAGCCTAGACCTTCCTGCAAAAATAACGTCTGCAACTGCTGCATTAACACCAGCTGAAACATTACCTGCTGGATTACCAACAGCTGTTATTGAGGTTATTGTTCTAAAATATTTAGAACCAGTAGCAGTACCAGCATTTGCACCTGTTATGGATTCTGTTTGAGCATCTCCATTTACATCGGTGCCGACTACAGTGAATGATTTAGCTGCATCATTGCCAGCAGAAAGGATCGTTACAATCCTTCCGCCAACATTAGTAACAGAGCCGCCGTCAGCTAACGCACCACCTATAGTAAGTGCTGCATTATTTCCAACGGCTGCTGCTACTGAAATACCATCTGCATCTAGGGCTTGAGCATCGGCAGTTATAAACTTACCTAATACGTCTGAACCAGTTAATCTAGTTGCCATAAATTACTCCTTATGCGAATGGAGTAGCTAAAGTACCATCTGCAATAAGTCTATCTGAGTTTAGATGCCATACTGCCGCTGCACTTCCTTGGCCACCTGCTGCAATTCCTGTAACAGTTATAACACTGCCTAGGAATCCACCGGTTGTGCCACCATTCATAGAAAAGACATCATCGTCTGATCCGTCTGCTAAAAATATTTTTGATTGAGCAACATTGTTATCTTTATCAAACAATGTGACCATTGAGTAAGCTGTAAAGCAATCAACTGCTGTAGCACCCTTAATAGTTAATGCGTTTGAAGTAACAGTAGTACCAACAATAAACTTGTAAGTAACTCCTACTGCTGCTACCGGTAAAGTTACCACTACACCAGCTGCTCTGTTAAATACAAAAGTGGTTCCACTTTCTGCTGCGGTTGCTGCTTTAGTTGCTGCTGTCAAAGATTCGTAAGGTAAAACTAGGTTTGTAGCACCTGTCATTTTAGATGTACCTGTACCGCTAATATTACCACTTGAGTCGATGTCAAAGTTTGTTGTTACTGCTCCAGTTTTCGCTGTAACGGTTATTTGTTCAAAGCCGTTTTCGGCTCTTACTGGACCATTAAATGTTGTGTTTGCCATAATTTCCTCCCGGAAATAAGTCTTATCGTCTTGGCTTGTCTGCTAGGTCAGTCGATAAAACAAGTTAAAAAAAATCCTAGTAGTAAAATGATACTACTAGGACTCGGGATTAGCAACTAAAGTTAGGCTGCTTT